CCCGCTTCGAGAACGCCGAGTTCATCACCGGCGCGGCCAACAAGATCCGCGGCTGGTGCCTGGGCTACACGCAGAGCACCGACAGCGGCTCGGGTGTCACCTGGGGTCAGATCGGCTACGTCGCCACCGGCGTCGATGGCGACTTCGCCGCCTCGGCCAAGGGCGACAAGCTCTACGACCTGGTCGGCCTGCTGAAGAACGAATACCTCGGCGGCGCCGCGTTCTTCACCAATCGCGGTGTGATCACCGACATCCGCAAGTTCAAGGACGGCCAGAACAACTACCTCTGGCAGCCCTCGTTCATCGCCGGCCAGCCCGAGACGATCATGGGCTACCCGGTCGCGCGAATGCAGGACGTGCCGGCGAAGGCGTCGCAGAGCTACTCGCTCGCCTTCGGCAACATGCGCGAGGCCTACCAGATCGTCGATCGCATGGGCATCCGTGTCCTGCGCGACAACCTCACCAGCAAGCCCTACGTGAAGTTCTATACGACCAAGCGTGTGGGCGGCGGCGTGGTGAACTTCGAGGCGATCAAGCTGATGAAGTTCTACACGAGCTGATCGGCTTCCCTGACGCGACGGCGGCGGGCCCGGCTCGCCGCCTCTCTCCCCATTCGAATCGAAGGACTACCCCATGCGCGACATCGCGAACAATCTCGACCTCAAGCGCGCTGTGTCTCCGCAGGCCGCGCGCACCGACAACACGGCCATCGTGTCCACCGTCGCCGACCTGCGCGGCTACGACGGCGCCATGCTGGCGATCAACATCGGCGCCAACACCGACGCCAATGCGACGTTCGCGGTCCTGATCGAGGACAGCGACAACAATTCCGACTACACCGCAGTCTCGGACGACTACCTGAACGGCACCGAGGCGCTGGCCGGCTTCCAGTTCGACGACGACAACGAGCTGCGCAAGATCGGCTACACCGGCATCAAGCGCTACCTGCGCGCGACGATCACGCCCAGCGGCAACGACTCGGGCAACATCTTCGTGTCGGCTGAGTGGGTGCTGCGTCCGCTGCGCATGCCGGCCGCGAACCCGCCGGCCTGATGACCCGATGACCTGAAGTCGGCGCCGGATAGCCCCGGCGCCGGCCTCGCCTTCCCCGATGCCGGCAGGGTGATCGACGATGGATCGAATCCTTACCGTGTCGGCGGCCGCAAGCGCGCGCGATCTTGTGGCGCTCGATGTGGTGCAATCCGAGCTGAACGTATCGGCGAGCACCTACAACGCGCGCCTCGCCGCGCAGATCGCGCGCGCCTCGCGGGCCGTCGAGCGGCACTGCAACCGCGTTTTCGCCAAGCAGACTTACGTCGAGACGCTCCGTCTCGATCGCGCCATGCCACGTCTTTCGCTGTCGCAATGGCCGCTGATCAGCCTGACTTCGATCGTCGAGGACGGCGTCACCCTGGCGACCACCGAGCGGGAATACGACGCCGAGCACGGTATCCTCTACCGCCTCGACGGCGCCGACAGCCGCATCGACTGGCCGGCCACCGTCAAGATCGTCGTGACCTACGTGGCGGGCTACCTGGTGCCGACGCAGACCGCGCCTGGCGATGCGCTGCCGGCCGACATCGCGGCGGCGGCGATCGAAGTGGTCAAGGATATGCACTTTGGCGCCGAGCACGAGCCGCGCCTGCGCAGCGAGACGTGGGAAGGCCTCGGTTCGGCGTCGTATCTTGACCCGCGCGCCGGCGATGGCGCCCTGCCTGCGACGGCGGCGGCGCTGCTGGCGAACTACGCGCGTTTTGGCACCTGACGATGAACTTCGCGCGCTTCAACGCCATGCTGAATCAGCGCGGCGAGACGATGACCCTGCGCCGGCCCGGCGACACGAACGTCGATGTCACGGTGAAGGCCGCACGGATGGGCGCCTCGTCGCTCGACGCGGTGCAGGGCCAGACCACGAGCGGCTTCACGGTTCGCATCTCCAACGTCGAGATCGCGGCGCAATCGTCCTACACGCTGCCGGTCCGGGTCGGCCTGGATCAGGTGATCGACAGCGACGGCCGCGCCTACGTGATCAAGGCGGCCGATACCAAGCGACCGCAGGGTGTGGTCGTCGCGCACGTTCTGACGGTGGAGGGATGATCGCGCCGCGTGTCGTCGAGGGCCGTCTCGACGTCGAGTGGGACAAGCTGTTCGAGCCCGACATCAGGCAGACGACCCAGCGCGTGGCCTTCGAAGCGCTGCGCGAGGAAGTGGCGCGCGGCTTCGACAATCAGCCGCTGGTCGTCACCGATGGCGTGCCGCGGCGGGCGCCCGACCAGGTGCGCGCCTTCGGCAAGATCGAATGGATCGCCCGCGCCAATGCGGTCGAGATCGCGCTGTGGATCAAGGCCGAGGTCGAACGGCGTTCGCCGGTGCTGACGGGCGCCTACCAGCGCGGCCACATTCTGATGCTCAACGGCGCCGAGGTGAAGGACTTGCGGGGGTATCGGCCAGGCGACCGTATCCAGATCGTCAACCCGCTGCCCTACGCCAAGAAGCTCGAGGGCAGGCCAACGCGCACGCGGCGCGGCAGGGGCGGCCAGCGTGAGAGGGTCAAGGGCGTGCGCGGCGCGTCGAGCCAGGCGCCGCAGGGCGTCTATCGCGTCGTGCACCGGCTCGCCGTCGCGCGCTACGGCCGGTCGGTGTTCATCGATTTCAAGTACGTGCCGCTCAGCACGGGGCTGACGGTGCGCGGTCGCGGCGGCAAGCGGCGCGCCCACGTCTATCCGGCCATCCAGATCTACCTGAAGCCGAACTGAGGCGACGATGGCCGGCGATCCCGTCAAAGACGCCTTCCGCGCCCAGCTCCTGCTCGTGTCGGGCATCTGGACCTACAAGGACACGGAGAACCCGACGCCGCAGCCCGACATCGGCGCGCGCTTCGTGACGATCGAGTGGATGGACAGCCCCGAGCGCCTGCTGGCCTGGGGCTCGCCGGGCAGCAACCTCTACAAGGTCGAGGGCTTCCTGCAGATCCATCTCAAGTCGCCGCGCGGCCAGGGCAGCGCCGCCGCCGAGGTGATGGCGCGCACCGTGTGGACCTACTTCCGGGCGCGCCGCTTCCAGACCTCGGAGTCGCGCGACGTGCGCATCGTCGACATCACCCAGCTCGGCGGCGAGGTCGACGGCGCGCAGTGGGTCGAATCGCTGCTGGTGCACTACGAGACCTTCAACCTCGGCTGACCGCCGACTGTCGTTTCAACCAGCCCGCCCGGCACCAGCCCGGCGGGCTTCTTCGTGAGGCTGCACGATGAACTCCAGCGAGAAGCAGATCGGCATCATCGCCGAAGTCACGCGCGGAACGACGCCGGCGACGCCGACGTTCCTGCTGCTGCGCGATACCGGCGTCGACATGGCGCCGGACCGGCCGTGGAACCGCAGTCCCGAGCGCTCGGCCAATCGCCGCGTGCTCAGCACCTATCGCGGGCTGAACAACAACACCGGCCGAATCTCGGCGCCGTTCGCCTACGACTCGGCGCTGCAGGAGCTGATCTCCTCGCTGATGCAGGCCGACTGGTCGAGCGACATCCTCAAGGACGGCTCGACCTTGCAGCCGTTCACCGTCGAGGAAAAGTTCGAAAACGGCGCCACCGACATCTACAAGCGCACGACCGGCGCGATCTGCGTCGGCGGCGGCCTGAGCGTGCCGGCCGACGGCCCGGCAATGTGGCGCTTCGACACCATGGCGCTGGCGGAAGCGACGGCGACCACGGCGATCGCCAGCAGCGCCTACACGGCGGCGTCGACCGACGACGTCTTCACCGCCGCCGACGCCACGCTGACGACCTTCTGGGGCCTCACGGTGCCCAAGATCGTCAGCCTCGAGCTGAACATCAGCCAGTCGGCGCGGCCGCAGTACCAGTGGGGCTCGCGCGATCCGTGGGGCACTGGGCTCGGCCAGGTCAGCTTCAGCGGCCGCATCGAGTGCTACTTCACGGCGCTGACCGAGTACTCGACCTTCGTCGACGGCGAGCTCGGCGACCTGGTGTTCACTTTGGGGCACACCACCGGCCAGAAGGTCACCTTCTCGATGCTGAACTGCCGCGGCTTCGCGCCGGGCCTGCCCGACGCCGTCAACAACGGCGACCAGATGGTGACCATCAACTTCGAGGCGCACCACGACAGCGGCGACGCCAGCGCGCTGAAGATCACCCGCGCCGTCGCGTAGTTCCCCGACCGCCGGCGTCCGCGACGCTGGCGCAGGCGGGCCTCCTCCGGGCCCGCCGACACGGGGCGCGGCGCGTCGGGTGTCGCGCCCCACCTCACCCGACAGAGGTACCATGAGCAAGTTCAAGCTGAAGAACCGCCAGGACATCAAGGCGGAGAGCGTCACCGGCGTCCGCTTCGAGTTCGACGACGGTGTCTGGTTCCAGTCGCTGCGCGCCGGCGGCAGCAACGCGAAATACACCGCCGCGCTGTCGGTTATGAATCAGGAGCTGATGCGCAAGTACGGCTCCCGGCCGGTGCCGCGCGACGTGCATCGCCACCACCAGGCCAAGCTCTACGCCGACACCTGCCTGATCGACTGGCACGTTCCGGGCGAGGATGGCCCGG